TGTGGTTTAGCTGGGGCGACTTAGGTTATACAGCTGTCAAAACTACGTGTGGCAATAAGTATTGCTGTAACCCATTCCATCTGATTCCTCAGAACATTGGAGTTTATGTCGATCAAGATAGTTACATTGAAAGCTTTGAACTGGCTGTAGAACTGCATACACTCAAACAACAGATTGCTGAGTACGTCATAGAAGAAGCTATTAAGGCTGAAGAAAAAGTTCTTGCTGAAACCTTTGGTGATAGGGAAGACTTGATTCTAAATCCTGACGTTGGCTTTGGCGAAAAGTTTGAAGCTGTACTCACAGACATGCTTCAGGGAAAACATATCAGTCAGACTGAACCTGAAGATACTTCACTAAGCAAAAATCCTCAAGATCTTTTTAACGAGTCTGACGAAGACCCCACAATTGATTTTTAAATTACTTATTCTTATTAGAGAGTCATTTTATTATGTCCAGACGAACAGACCTTATTCAATCACTTATTAAATCTGATAAGTGGGGTGATGAGAAAGATCAAGAGCAACGCTTTCTAGCCGCTACTGCAGAACTTATTCTGACAGACTTTATCAATATCGCTACTACTGGTATTGAACAGAAAGGAGCAGGTTCATTAGTTATCAATTTGCTTAACGACTCAACTGTTTATATGTCTGGCTCTGATGTTGAATCTGATTTAGCACAAGCTGAATCCGCTGAAGACGAGGATGTCATCACATTTCTTCGACAACTAATTGAAGAGATCGACAATAATGATTGGTCTAAAAATGTATTGATTACTTTAATTAGCAATGCTGGAACAAGAACATTTGCAGTCGAAGCAGGAGGGGGCCAAGAAAGCCTCCGATCGATCACAGCAGAATTTAGCGGATAAACTTAAAGCATCTGGTTTAAAGCTGCCTTTATATCCTACGCCTCAAATTATTGAGCGTGCTCGTAGTGTTATGGGTGGCATTGACTATGACCCCACATCCGATCCTGTTCAACAGGTTTTGGTAGATGCAACCTCTGTGCCGTCGATTGAAACCAATCCACTGCATGAGCATTGGCATGGCAACGTTTGGGTATCTCCTAAAGGTGCTGTAAGAAATACTCGTATTTGGCTAAACAAAACTATTAACGAGTATCGCAATGGTCATATCAAAAGCTTTGTATTCTTTACAAGTGCATCTGAGATCATTCGAGCAACACCTGTGATTTGGGATTATCCCATCTGCATTCCTTTTAGGCGTGTTAAGCAACTCAGAGCAACTGCTGATGGATTCGATCCTGTATGTCCTTCTACATGGAACGTACTAGTTTATGGTCCCCCACTTGAAACTACTATCTCTGATATTGATAAAATTACATTGTTCTACAACACATTCCGTGATGTAGGTCGAGTAATTTACAACGAGTTCTCTGGTGACAATTGGGCAAAGGATCTTGAGTACTACGAATCCAGCAGAGGGAATGTTTGATGCATAAGCATATTGCACAAAAGCATCTATATGCTTTGCCGTCTGGCTTGCATGTCCATCCTTGCCGCATGATTCATAAAGATGGAACCATCATGTGGAAGCACGCATTGCTTTTGAACAATGTGCCATTTATGCCAACCACTCAAGCACACGAAGCACACATAATAAAAACTGCTCAGCGCTTGGAAGAACTGAACAGTTGGTGTTCTAACTCACTTGAAACCTGGGAATGCATTGTACCTATTGAATGGTATAACCCAACCATTCCCGTACTTAGCGAAGGGATATCTTGCTACTTCACGCACACGGTGTTAGACAATAAAGAAGTATTTGATCTCATCCAGCCACATATTCTAGATCATGAATATCTAGAGATTCAAAATGAGCATTTATTTTTTAAGCGCTGCTAATGCGCCCTATCGGGCGCTTTAATATCTTAGCAAAATTATTCGCTTAATTTATCAATCAATCGTCTTAAGTACCATTCAGCCTTACGTGCATCTTCAGTGCAGTTCGACTTATGCCACAGGCGTAATACATACTTCAGCACTTGTCCTTGAAGCATGCCAAGCACTGGATCAGGAGCTGTTTCGATTGCATCTTCGATTACATCGATTGCTTCGTAACGACCCCTGGTGTAATGAGCTGGGCTGTTGACCATATCGCTCTCATGAATAGAAAAGGAATTATCTCCCCACATGTTTCCTTCTAAAAGCTCCTCTCTATATTTATCAAAATCTTCCAAGCTAAACTTTATTTCCTCGTAATCCATAGTCTCGTATGTATATATCTCTAACTAATATAGGATTAAATGACTCTTTCTGTGTGAAATGACTTCTCCACTAAACGATCCAACTTACATCAAAGATAAAGACAAGTACTTCATGCAAATTGCCAAGTCTATTGCAACAGCTTCAACTCACCCCACATCACCAGGTGGATGCGTCCTTGTAAGAGACAGAGAGATTATTGGTGATGGTAGAAGCTTGCTTTGCGCATCAAAAGTAGAGATCGACTGCCTTACATATGCAATCGCTGCTACAAGCAAACGTGGTACTCCCACTAGTGGTGCAGTCGTGTATTCCACTCGTTATCCATTTTCAGCATCTATCTTTCAGTGTCATGTCATGGGTATCAAACGTATCTGCATCTTGTCTCACGAATGGGAGCCTTATTACAAGGATGAATTCAGACGTGCAGCTCGACTAGCACGTGAACTTTCAATCTCGATTGAGCCGTTTTTTGAAGGCGAAGATCCACGTTTTGCTGTAAACTCAAGGGCGGATAGAAGCGTAGACGAGATTTTATATACAGATCAGGAGTCCTTTGTTCCTGACAAATTTGACCCACAAGTAAAAGAGGATATTTTAGATGACTAAACAACTTTTGTTTGACATTGAATCGACTGGTCTGCTTCGACAAGGGTCTCGTATTCACTGCATTGTGGCCCGTGATGTCAACTCACCTGATGATGCAATTGTTTTTGATCACCAGCCTGAGCGTGATCTTATGCAAGGCATCAAACAACTAGAACAAGCAGATGTTCTAATCGGTCACAATATTATTAGTTACGACATACCTTTAATTAAGGAGAGATATGACTTTGATTTCAAAGGTAATGCTCAGGACACTCTGGTTCTTAGTCGCTTATTTTACCCTCATATTAGTGATCGTGATTATGAGCGGCGACCAACCGGCATGCCGCAACGTTTGTATGGACGCCATTCACTTGAAGCGTGGGGATATCGATTAAAGTGTTTCAAGGGTGATTTTGGAAAGCACGAAGGTGGCTGGGAAAATTACACACCTGAAATGCTTGATTACTGCATTCAGGACACGCTTGTGACATACAAGTTATATCAACTACTACAACGGAGAATGAAAGATGCTGCCTAAGAAAAATGACCCACTAACTGTGGATGAAATGCAAGATGCTGCTGAGAGATTCTATGAACTATTTTCAGTAGTACGCAAAACAGTACCGGATGCTTCAGTTGAAGATTCGCTGAAGATTATGGAAAGTGTTGCCAAGTTTGCTCATAAAGAGCGTGCAAAAAAGATTGAACAACTTCACGACGAAAGATTTGGATTCTTAAAAACAACTGATGAAGACGACGATGCAAATTCCTGATTGCGTTTCTTTGGAAATGCGGATGGCTGAGATCATGACGCAACAAGAAACCAGCGGTTTCCGTTTTGATATGGAAGCTGCTGAACGTGTGCGTAGTGAGCTGCAGCTCGAATTCGACAACCTGTCTGAGCGTATCTGCTCTACCTTCCTGTATGTGCCAGGCAAGGTGTTTACGCCTAAACGTGCTGATAAGAAGAAAGGCTATGTGGCTGGTGCTCCGTTCACCAAGCTGGCTGACTTCAATCCCACTAGCAGGCAGAACATTGCTTGGGCACTTCAGACATACCGTGGTGCCCGCTTTACCAAGATCACTGACAGTGGTAAGCCCAAGGTTGATGAAGCATGCCTTTCAGAGGTACGTGACATTGCGCTGTCACAAGGCAATCAGCTTCTTCACGACGAATGCGAGATGTTTATTCGCTTGCTGACTCTGCAGAAGTGGCTGGGACAGCTATCGGAGGGCGCGAACTCATGGTTCAACACCATTGAGGAAGACGGCTGTATCCACCACAGCTGCACGTTGGCTACGCAAACGGGGCGTAACGCGCACCGGGGTCCAAATCTTGGCCAGGTCGTTTCTGCACCATGGGCACGTGAACTGTTTGTGCCTCACCCTGGCCATGTCATGGTCGGGGCTGACCTTGAAGGGTTGGAGCTGAGATGCTTAGGGCACTACCTATCTAGGTATGACGATGGTGCATTTGCTGAAGTCGTTATCAATG